CTCGATGACTCCGTAGACCGACGTACACGTGAACGTGGCGGACCCGTCGGCCGCCGTGGTGATGGGGTAGACTTGGCTGTGGACGGCCATCGTCAGGGCTCCGGCTTGGGCTCCGGAGCCGCCGCCGGCGCCGGCTTGGGTGCAGGCGCGCCAGCGCGCTTCTCGCCCGGCGCGGACGTCGCCTGCTCGACGTCGAACTGGACCTCGAGCGGGGCGAACATGGACTCTCGTCCCTTGAGCAGCTTGTGTCCTCGGCGGACTCGCGTGACGCCCTTCCTGACGGTGATGGGCTTGCCGTCGAGGAGGGTCGCGAACGACTGAGTCGCCACGTAGATGTCGGCGTCCGGAAGGTTCGCCATCGAGGTTCGTCTCCTTCTGCCACCGCAGCCGGCCAGCGAGAGGTGAGGCTCGCTGGCCGGCTTGGCGACTGTCGAGTTCTTCGTCCTCTCGCGAGGGCGTCGAGCTTACGCCTTGACCTTCAGGAGGCAGAAGGCGTTGTCGGTGATGATCTCGGAGCTGTTCCGCCAGATCGCGTAGATGCCGCGCTGGCCGGTCGGCCGTCCGTTGGCGCCGAAGATGTGCGGGATGAGCTCGACGCTCATGCCGATGCGGTCCACGATGATGAACTGCTTGAAGTCCCCGAAGAGGAGGATGTGGTAGCCGTCCGTGAGGCCGCTGTCCATCGTGGAGACTTCGTAGGACGGGTAGCCGATCAGCTCACTCGGGAGGCTGTTGGCCAGGCGGACCCAGAGGTCCGCGCCGCCGCTGGTGTCGAACTGGCGAACGAGGTTGTAGGTGCTGCGGTTGGCCATGAAGGACCCGCGAGCGCGGAACCGCGGCGGGACTCCCTCCTCGACGGAGTAGAGGTCCTCGACCGCGAAGGTGTTGCTCGCTGCCGTCTCGATGATGGACCCGGCGTCGAGCTCCTCGACGATGCCGTTGGGCTCGTTGACGCCGGTGCCGTTGATGAACTTGTCAGCCTCGAGGACGTCCTTGGCGTCCGCGAGCATCCGGGCGACCTCGGACTGGAGGCCGGCCCAGTCCTGGCCGAGCTCCACGCTGAAGGGCACGAAGCCCTGAGCCTTGACCGTGCTGATCTTGGGCTGCGCGAGGGTGAAGGAGTCGTCGCTGACCTGTGTGGCCTCGGTGTCGTACGACGCCGTGATCCCAGTGGACGTGACGCCCTGCCACTCCTTGCCGACGATCTGCTCGACGCGGGCGATCTGGCGGATCGGGTTGACCGCGCCGTCGCTCACGAGGATGACTGTGGGGTCGAGCTGGTACGGGACCGCGAAGCCGCCGTCGGGATCCGAGCCGAGCGACAACGCGCGCTGCTCCTCCGCGGTGAGCGGGGAGCCCTTGAGGCTCTTGCCGAACGCCCGCTGGTAGGTCGGGGACCCGGTGGTGAGGAACCGGCGCGCGAGCACCGACTCCTCGGTGTCGACCGTGTCGAGGAGCTTGGCGACGTGGGCCTGTGCCCGCGTGTTGTCGATGCTCGGGTGCGCGAAGCGCGCGTCCTCGACCGACCGCATGGCGCCGTCGCGGAAGAGCCGTCGGAGGGTCTGGGTGTCGCCACCCGCGCGCTCGCGGTACTCCTCGACGGAGTAGATGTTCTCGGGGAGCTTCGGGCCGCGGCGGGTCGCGCCGTAGCTCTGTCCCACGCGCTCGACGGCGCCGGCCTTGGCCTGCTCCTCGACCTGTGAGGTGCGCTCCTCGTACTCTGCGATGGCCCTGCGGTTCTCCTCGCGCTCTGCGACGAGGTTGTCCCACTCGGACCGGATGTCTCCCGGGAGCTCCGAGGCGCCGAACTCGGCGTGGATCTCCTGGAGGCGAGACTGGATCTCGCCCTGGCGGCTGCGCCGCTCCGCTGCTGTGATCATGCTAGAGGTTCCGTCCTTTCTCTCGCTCGGCTCAGGGGCCGCTGTCTCGTCGTCGACCGGCTCGTCCTGGCTGCGCGTACTACCCTTGTCCTTGCAGCCGAGGCACTCGCAGTTCGGGTCCGCGGGCGCGTTGGCTCCTTCGCCTTCGGGGTCCGTGCAGCCGGGGCACTGGCAGCTCGGGTCTGCGCAGTCCGGGCAGCCGCAGCCGCCCTCGCCGTCGTCACCCTCGCTGTCTCCGGCGTCTACCTCGACAACCACGACCACAGTGTCGCGGGCCTCGTCGGCCTCGACGGCTGCCTCGCGGCTCGCCTCCTCGCGGCTCCCGTCCTCGTCAGAGTGAGACTCGATCTCGGCTCCCACCGGCGAGAGTGCTGGCGTCGTCTCGATGATGCTCTGCTCGAGCGCCCGGAGCCTCTCCGGGTCACGCGCGAGCTGCCTCACGATGAAGTCGTCCGTCAGCGATCTTACGCTGGCGGTCGCGCTGTTGTAGGCGGGGAAGGTCACCGGGCCGAACTCGTACATCGCGACCTCGCGGACCGTGCGCTCGGGCAGGCCCTCGGGGTTGTAGTCGCTGGCGGGTGGCCGCTGGACCAGGTCGTCCTTGGTGACCTTGAACCTGAAGCTGGCGCCGTAGAGCCCGGCGCGCAGGCCTGGCTCGAGGTCGCGGTTGTAGCTCGTCGGGAGGAGCGGGACCTCGTAGTAGACGCCCTCCGAGTCCTCCTTGAGGACGTCGATGGGACCGATGACCTTGTCGCCGAGGCTCGGGTCCGTCCCGTGGTTGAACGTGACGCGCATCCGCGCCTTGCTCTCTGAGATGGTCTTCTTGAACGCGCCTGGACTGATCCGCTCGAGGAAGCGGCCCTCCCACATGCTGTCGATCTCTGTCCACGTGTTGAAGACCGCAAGGTGGCCGCTCATGACCGGCATCCCGAGGTCCGTGACCTCTCGAAGCTCCGGCCGCGACGCGCTTCTGAAGAGGTTGTCGCGCGGCGGGCGCGCGCTCGACTCGGACGGCGTGATCTGACTCATGTGCGCCTCAAGGTGGGACTGGGCTGCTTCCTTGTTCGTCAGGCCCTCCGTCTGAGGAAGGCGCGACAGAGCGTTACGGACGCCCGCCGCGTTCGGCGAGTCACCAGCGTGCTTGTGATGGGGGAGAGCCCAGGTCTCGCGGAGCTTCGGGTCTCCGGCCCTGCGTCCTGCGCAGATCGCGCGAAAGGCGGCCGCCGGATCGTCCGACGCCCCCGCCGCGACCATGGCCGCGTTCCCGTCCCACGCGCTGGAGTCGACCGCTCGCGCCTCACCGCCCGGCGTGACGCTGTCCTCCTCGCTCGCGTAGAGGGCAGCGAGCTGCTTCTCGGCGTCTGCCTTCGTCTCGTGGCAGCCCTCGACCTCGCCGTCCGCGTCCTTCACGACGGCGAAGCCTGAGCAGTTCGGGTTGTCGCTCTCGATGTGCCAGGGCACGGTCGTCTCCTCCGCCGCTACGTCGCTGGCGCGGTCTTCGCAGCCGGCGCTGGCTTCGCAGCCGGAGCCGCCTCCGTCCCTGACGGGTGGGTCGGCGTCGGTGCGTCCTTCGGGTACTTCAGCGGTCCACCCACACTCGGGTCTCCGCCGACGGGAGTCTGCCCGTCGACCTCGCCCGCGGGCATCCTATTCGACCCAGGCGCCTGGAGCTGCACAGAGAACAAGCCAGTGTGCTTCAGCTGAGAGAGGTCGTTAGCCGTGATCGCGTCCACGACCGACCCCGCCTCGAAGCCAGAGTCAACGAGAGCGCGGATCGCGACAGCGTTCGCCTGCTGCACCTCGGCGAGGTCCTTCTTGTCCTCAGTGAGGAACGGGATGTCCCTGTCGTCGTACCAGAGGCGCGAGTTGGCAGGCGGAGGGACGATGACCTCGAGCGACCCAGCGAAGTTGCGCCAGAGCGGCCTGATCGTGCCGTCCGCGAACCGTCGTCGCGCTTGACCGTAGTTGCTGTAGGTCGCTGCCTGGAGGCCTTCAGACAGCCCGACGATGATCGGCGGTACGCCAGCCGCCGCCGCGATGCGCGTCTCTCCAGCCGCCTGAGTGACCTTGAAGTCCATCTGCCTGAGGTTCGACCCGATGACCTGCGCAGACGCCCCACCACCTAGGTACAAGGTCCTGTACGCGTTCGCTACGCCTTCGTGCTTGTCGCTGAACATCTTCATCCACTCCTTGAACGACTCCGTCTTGAGAGACGCGTCAAGGCTGATGACGAGGTTCGGCGTGGCGCCGTTCTGGAAGAACTTGAGCTTGTGCTGAGTGGCGGCCGAGTCGGCCGTGATCTCGCGAACGATGGGCGTGAGCCAGCTCATGCCCCTGTAGCTGGCGAGCGGGTCAGGGATGGGCGCGAAGTGCGCGACCTCCTCGCGGAGGAGCGTGACAGGCTCACTCCTCGCGGCGTACCCGCCCTCGTGGTAGAGGTAGCCGACGACCTCAGCGTCGATGTCCCACCCGTCCATCGTCTCACTCGGGTCGAGGTGGCTCCCGAGCACGATGGTCGTCCAGTCGGGGCGCATCCGCTTGATCCGCGGGCTCGTCCTCGTCCCTCGTCGAGCGCAGAACGCACTGCCGGCGAGGTCAGCGTCTTGGATGGCTCGCGTGAGGAGGTCACCCGTAACGCCTCCTGGCCACGGCTTCTCGATGACAGCGAGATCCGTGTTGCCGTACAGCTTCCCCGGCCTGCCGTTGCGCATCTGCTGCCACTGGAAGCGGGCCTCGCTGAAGAGGAGCATCCGAGCGAGCATGCAGGCGAAGACGACGCCGTTCGACCTGTAGGCCCCGTAGATGAGGGCCTCGAACCCGCCGCCAGTCGGCTCCTCGACGTTCGTGCCGCTGTACGTCTGGTGCAGGAGGTACGGGTAGGACAGGCCGTTGAAGTCGAAGAACGACGCCCACTGGTCGAGCGTGATCGAGCTGGTCGAGCGTGAGACGACCTTCTGGAGGAGGTTAGCCACGCGTCCCTCCCGACGCTCTGAGTGCGTCAGCGGTCATTACCAGGCGACTCCTCTCCACGAGCCCAGATCTTACTCTACCGAGCGTGAGCCCCACGAAGTGCCAGTACCCTTCTCAGTCAGTGTCCGGTCGAGGGCAGATGCGGCAATAGCCGTACGACTCTCTCCCTCCCGAAACGGAGAGCGTCTGGACGATCTCAGTGTGGCGGTCGCTATTCCAGAGCTCCTCGAGCGTGTGGTCGCGAACGTTGCCGAGGTCCCAGAGACCGGCGATGTCGTCGCAGCAGAGGAGCATCTCGCCACGGAAGTCGATGATGATGCGAAGGTTGACCTCGCGGCGACAGGGCATCGGACGACAAACGGCTATCTCGTCCTGCACGTTCGAGTAAGGGCTGAAGTGCGTAATGACGTGTGTTCCACCGGTCCACTCGAGACTGGTCTTAGAGAACCACGAGGAGATGATGGTCATACGCTCCGCTGCCTTGGCAGGGTCCATCGGCCGGCCTCCAGCCTCATCGTAGAGAGCGATCCGGATAGCGTCAGCAAGGCCGTCTAGCTGCTTCGCCTTCCGCTCGGTCATGAGGTCGCCGTTGGAGTGGAACATGACCTTAGAGAAGTGGTTGTGTTCCTTCGCGTAGCGCAGGAACGTCGGGAGTCGTGGGTCCTGGAGCGGCTCGTTGAAGTGCTGCATGTTGAGCCAGCCCCGCATCCCCCACCGCTCGGCGTCGTCGAGCACCTTGTAGACCAACTCGTCGGGCATCCGCTCCTGCTTGCCAAATCGGCGCCGGATGGGCGCGACCCCGCGGCTCTTGTAGGAGTTCCTTAGGCAAGTAGGGCACGTGCGATTGCACGACCCCACCGTCTCGAGGCTCAGCTCAAAGGGGAGAGGGATGCTCACCCGCGGTTCTCCTTCCAGACGAGTCGGTAGACGAGACCGAGCGCGAGAGCCCAACAGGTAGAGAAGAAGACCGCGACGCCGACGTCACCGTCGAGGGCGAAGCGCAAGAGGATAAGCGCGGTCACGCCAAGGGCGAACAGCCAGAAGTAGGTCACGCCGGAAACTCCCCGAGGTTCCGCTCGGTGGCCGCGCGCATGTCCGCGGGCAGCTTCGGGTCCGCGAGGAGCCTCTCGCAGATCGCCCGCCCCTCGGCGTACTCGCCCACCCACCACGCCGCGATGGACCTCTCGAACGGCACGTT